GTATTTAAGGTTGGGTATGAATCACAGTATGCTCGCTTAATGATTTGGTAATAAATACAGTCACATTATGAATTTCTTGAGTCTAGTAGCAGAAGTAGGTTTTCCCATCGCAGGTGCGATAGCGGCTGGCCTATTTGTGTTCATCACTCTAAAATTTATACTGGCATCTGTGACCGGTTCAGTCAACTCATTGAAAAACATCATTGGAGCACTGGACAATCGAGTGCAGACCATGAACAATGATCTGGTCAAAATTGATGCACTACTCAGTCACGTGTTAAAAATCCGACCCAATGTGGATCGTATTGCCGCTAATGAAGGCAAAAATGACGCAAGGAGAGACTAGATGGACATAGCACAAATGATCAAAGATTTTGGATTTCCAATTGTGGCCGCAATGGGATTAGGCTATTTCGTGTACTACATTTGGGGTTGGGTAACCACCGAGGTTAAACCTGTGTTGGGTGATGCTTCATCTACACTTATAAAACTAGTGGATCGAGTACGTATGCTGGACAATGACATGATTCGATTGAACACCAAACTAGCCATGGTGTTAGAATACAAAGAAGAAATTATCAAATCAGGTCGTTCAGACGAGTTAGACGAGATATTAGCCAAGTATAAGAGTCATTCTGAATCGTTTGATTCTACCGGCAAGTAACCATGTTGATAAAAGAAATCACAGAAGGTCGTTATGACCCATACACAAACAAGGCTATATTTTTTGCTGGTGGAGCAGGTGCTGGCAAAACATTTATAGCAAGACAATTAGCCTCTACTTTTCATGGACTTAAACAGGTAAATCCAGATATAGCATTAAAACATTTGTTAAAAAAGACTAATCTAAGTTTGAAAATGCCTCCTGAAGAAGAATATTTTAAGAATCTATTAAGACAAAGAAGTAAGCAAATTTCAGGTCGATCGCAACAGATATATCAGCGAGAAAAACTAGGTATGCTGATAGATACAACAGGTAGATCATACATGATGATAGCGGATACAAAAAAAGAATTAGAAGACGCTGGATATACCACAGCCATGATATTTGTTGATGCTGACTTGGCCACCCAACTCAAACGCAACACCACACGTGAGAGACAGGTGCCGGAAAAGGTCATAAAGAATAACTATAACACTATCAAACAGAACCAGGGCAAGTATGAGCAACTGTTTGGTGATCAATTCTTTTACATCAACAACAGCCAATCAGCTCAAGGGAAAATTGAAGATAACATTCAACAACTTGAAAAAAATTTAAGAAACTTTTTAAAATAATCCATTTGAATTAATTTTTATATTTTATTTCTGTATTTTGCTGTCCAATTAAATTAGCACCAACTCCACACATCATACCGCACCTTTTTAGTCTAGTAGTAGAAGCCCAACTGTTAGTTATTGATTGGAACCATTTACCTTCTATAATTTCTTCTAGATCAGTATATAATACGTTGGCTTGTTGCCAACCACCTATATCTTTTAACATAGTTTTTATTTTAATATGATCTTCGGTAGTCTCTACTTCCGGCCCATACATTCTATCATGTAACCATCCACATGGAAAGACCATACCATCTGCGGCCACATAAATTTCTTTGATTCTTTGAGCATTACATTTAATATCTGTTTGTGATGCGTAATCATCCAAACTACCCCATTTTCCTTTTAGAGACTTTATAGTGTTATACTCAGGATTAAGATATTTTTTATCTGTGGGTGGCCTAATTTGGTATTGTACCACACCTTTACGATCCTGCACTGACAAATAATCTTCTAACTCGTGTTTACGATTGAGGAATCGAGAAGTTTTTTTAATATTAAACTCTGAAAACCCTAGAGTGCCTGCTAGTGTTCTAGCCTGTTCGACTTGATGTTGATTATGTTCAAAAACAATAAAATCCCATATGGCTTTACCTCCAGCATCAATAAATGCTCTTGCCCTATCCATTATTGACAACCAATGTGTATGTCTTCTATATAAATGATTGGTGTCAGATAGTCCATCAATACCAAATCCAATAAAGTTTACTTTTTTTGCTAACTCTTTATAGTCTTCAATTCTTCCTACTCCGCCGTTAGTGTGTATGCCTATTTGTATATTAGGATTACGATCTCGAAACCAATCTATAATTTTTACTACTTGTGGATGTGTCATAGGATCACCGTAAGTACCACATAGATATAGCATTGTTAAATTTTGTACAAATCCTACTCGGAACATTGAATCTAGTTCTGATACTTTCCACTTTCTTAATGGTAAATTAGGTATTATTTTACCACCAAATACATTTCTTGGACACTGTGGACAAGAAGCATTACAATAATTTGAAATCTCTGCTTGTAATACTTTTATGTTTTGGTAATTAAATTTCAGCATCTAAGTGTAGTTATTAAAAAAAAGACCATCTATTATTTTTATTAAATAATGAAAGCTCTATGATAGATATACAAGAGAAATATTCTAATAAAAACTTAGATCCTAGATGGGACAACCAAAAAATAAGTTATGATATAAAAAAATATAACTGGCATGATTTATTTTTAGAAACTATACAAGAAAAATACCCATACATAAAAAATTTAACATTACTCCATGAATATTTAGATACCAAAGAATTAATAGAGTTTAGAAAATATTTAGAAAAATTTACAAGAAGTAAACGTTTTAGTGTGTTAGTTGATCAATTTGTATCTGATATATTAGTGGGCAGATATGACTATAAAGATTATATGATACAGGCAACTCCTGGATTGAGAATTGTGGTACCGAATCAAATAGAAAAAAATAGATTATTAGCATTTCATACTGGGTATTGGACAGGCTATGATAATGGAACAGGAACCATCTGGACACCAATCACTCCTGCTTTTGGTTCTAATACCATGCAGGTTACCGATTGGAATACTAGTAGAGAATTAATGCAAAAAATACACCAAAATAGTTGGAAACTAGACAAAATACAACAAGAATGCGAAAAAGTATCTTGGCCTGTTAATGTTAATGTTGGTGAAAGTTGGCTTTTTAACCAAGGACATCTACATGGAAATATTAACAACGACACTGGTATTAGTAGACTAAGTTTTGATGTTCGAATAGCACATGAAGGAATTAATTTTGGCCATAGAAGACCTGGGTCATATTATAGGTTTCCAAATACAGTTTTGTCGTTAGATAAAACAAAGATCGATACTGAAAGAACATGGGTAGCATTTGTTTCACCAAATGATCAATACTTAGGTATGTCTCCTTATTTCATGATTAGAGAATATCTTTTACAATGGTGTAATGAATTAAACATTAGACCAAACGAATGGAGCAATGAGTATCATGAATGTGAATGGATGCCAAAATTTAAAGATTTTATTTCTAAAAAAAATACTGGCATCATTTTTGCAAGTATCTATAATTTTTTAATTTCAGTTGACGAAAGATTAGAATGTTTTATAGAAGCAATTAAAAATAAAAATCAATTGCTATTTTGTGACGAAAATTTATTAATAACATCTGAAGAAGATTTAGAAATTGTTAAAAAATATTATCGTTTTTATTATTAATTTGTATTTAAAATCCTATTTTAAATGTTTTTAAAAAAGTTAAACGAAGATCTTCTAATAAAGTTTTATTTTTTATTTCAATTTTTAAAAAGTTACATAAAGAATCAAAACAATTTAAAAAACTATTTTTTTCTAATATACTTTCCATATTAAAATCTATGTAATTTTTAAAAGTATCTTTATTTACAGTTTGAAAATTTTTTTCTAAATTTCTTTTTTTTAAAATCCAATCATAATTTTTTAAAATGATATGTTTAGCATTTGGATAATCATTCCATCTATTAATATTACTATTGTTCATCATACAAAAAAAATATTTTTTTTGATTTGTACATTCTTTCCAAAGAACATTTGATAAAATTTCCTGTTGATCTTTATTGTAAACATTAAATCCTGCTAATTCTTTACACCCTAATTCAAAATGATTATTTTCTTTTATACTCTTATTCATTACTGCTGAACTTATATGGAAAGATTGAATTTCTTCTAGATTAGATTTTAATTTATGAGTAGCCAATTTATAATCTTGATGTAAAACATTCTCTGACAATGCTAAACACAATGATATAAATTTACCACCTGCTCCGGGAGGATAATTGATTATTATAAGATGGTCTGTTTGATAATTTATGTTCACAATTGTTTTATTTAAAACATTTATTGATAGATACTCTTATAATCTGAAGGCTTTTTACTATTTGTAAATTTGGTAAATTTATAGTTACTTAGTTTGTGCTCGGAACGTGCCGTCCCAATCAGAAGGTACACCAGATTCTAATCTTGCCTGCATATTATCGTAATACTGTTTCATATCGACGTGAGCACCTCGAGCAAATGATAACAGAGACAATGCTTTGTCCCAATCACCTGCATAGTAGGCATCTAAGAATTTTCTATGACTGTCATGCTCTCGGCCCACTGTATAGATTTTAACCCCTACAGTTTTGCCTTTCACAGCAATACAATCCAATTCAAACACTGCTATCTCATCACGAATCTGTTCTGCTGTGTGAGGACCCAACACAATCAGCACACCGTAATTTTTGGATTGTCCTTCCAATCGAGCGGCAAGATTCACACCATCTCCCAAACAGGTGTAATCAAACCTCTGAGTACTGCCCATATTGCCCACCACCACCGAGTCTGTGTTGATACCCATTCCCATACCAAACGGTGGCACACCTTCTTTCTTAATTTCTTTATTGAACAATTCTAAACTGTGCAACATCTTAATGGCTGTTCTAACAGCATTCTTGGCGTGTTGTGAATCATCCAAAGGAGCATTCCAAAATGCCATTTGAGCATCACCGATATATTTGTCCAGTGTGCCATTTGACGCTGTGATCTCTTGTGTCATAGCAGTCATATAACGATTCATAATTTTAGTTAAACCCTGCACATCCTTACCATAGTGTTCTGATATTGTGGTGAAGCCTCTCACATCTGTAAACATAATTGATAGTTCTCGAGTCTCACCACCCAACTTTAACAGAGCAGGATTCTGCTGTAATCGTTCCACCATGGCCGGTGACAGGTAAGTGCCAAACTGTTTCTTGATCTGTTGCTTTTGGAAAAATTCTTTAATGAAACGATTGAACACAGCATGGAAACTGGTGATGGTAATTACCAACCATAACCAACTGACGTCCCACAGTTGTAGATGTCGAGCAAACGCAAAATTAGCGGCGTAGGCTGACCCTGCATAGGTCATGACCAAGAGTGTGCCTATCAGCCAATATGGGGCGTAAGCGGCGCTTAAAATT